GCCGGTTCTTAGCCCGAATAGAAATCGGCCTACTCTTTCGAGTAGGCTTGTGTAACTGACCGTCAGGGCGGCTGGATCAGCCATTGCTCAAGTCTCCAGAAAGGACGCTGGAGGCAGGGGGTGCCTGCCTCCAGCAATCCAGAAATGGTCAGATGTACTGAGCGCAGGCGCACCAGTCGACCGTCATCGTCAACCCCGTGGTGCCGTCCACTTGCATGGAAGCCAACCCAGGCGCCATGAAGTCGTTCGGCCACGGTGTCGCACCAGTCGTCGATGCGCTGACTCGCGAACCCGTAACAGCCTCCCCGTCGACCCACGGGGTGCAGGTCTTCGTGAGCGAGTCGTAGCGGTAACCGGCCTTGATGTAGGTGTCGGCAACGAGAGTTCCGACATCCGCCTTGGTGGCAACCGTTCCACTGGCTCGCTCGTAGGACAGGTCGATCTTGTCGCCGTCCCCAGAGAGCTTGTGGAAACCGAGATGGCTTACAGTCGTCGCCATCGTGTCGGCCGTTTGCGTGATCGGGACGGCCGAAGCCGCCGGGGCCACGCCAGCGGCGCCCGCCAAGCCGATGAACAGGTCGCCAAGACTGTCCGTGATGGCGCTGACCTTGAATCGGCACTCAAAGACCAGATCCTTGCTCATGCCAGGAATGACCGAGAACGGGAAACACCCATAAGGTGTCAGTTCGTGGCCACCCCATTGAAGCGAAATCTGGTCGTTGTCAGTAACGCCAGAGGTCGGCTGGAAAATGATCGCTCCGATGCTGGTCGGCGCGACACTCGCGGGCGTCGGCGTCAGGGCCACGTTGGTCAGCAACGTGCTGGCCGTTTGGTAGCTGATGTACCGATTCGCCCCGCTGTAGTACGAACCAGTGTTTGTGCTCAACGTGCCGCCGAATCCGACGAAATCGTCAAACACGCCAACGGCTGGATTTCCGGACTGCGTCTGAAAGATGCCAGACCCCAAAGGCGGGGCCATGCCCTTCCAGAGTTTTGGCGAAAACAGCCTATCGCCATCGAGTTCACTCCACATGGTAAGCATTTGCTATCTCCTTTGAGATTGTGCGTTTCGTAAATATGGGCAACTACGGGCAACTACGGGCAACTACGACTCGGGATGTCAGGCGGTTTCCGTCACGGTGCTAGTGCTGTAGCCGCGGAAGTTCCCGCGACGGTTGAAGCACACGATCTGCACAGAGTCGTCCATGCAACGCACACGGACATTCGACATGTCGGGATGCTGGAACGCCTTCCGCTTCCGCATCCTGCGCCCCTCGGCGTAGTACGCCTTGAACGTCGCCCAGTTCACGCCCAGAATGATCCCGTCCGTGCGAGCATTCACGCTGGCAGAATTCGTCCAGGCAGGAACCCAGTTCAGCGGTACGCCACGGATGTAGACCGTGCCGCTGTGCGCCGCCATGTCGTCGCCGATGTTGTCGTTGCCCAACTGCAACAACTGGCGGGATTTGGCCAAGACGCTATGGGTGGTCAGCAATTCCCAGTCGTGCCGCTTCTGGTCAACGATGTCAGGACGCTGAACAGGAGGCATGAACTGGCAGAGGTCCATCGAATTGATGGTCTTCTCGACGAAATCGGCACGATCCACGTTGGCGTACGGGAACGTCCGGTTTCGCCACTGGGGATAAGTCGTGCAGGAAATCCCGCCCGCACCATTGGATCCCCAGCCGAGAGGCTCGTACCCGTCGAAGCCCTCTTCCGAGTTGTTCTCCGTCGTGCTGTCGTCGGTCGCGGTGATCCACCACAACAGCGAAACGGGCGGGAAAGGAGACTGAGTCGGGCTGGACGGGCCAGGACCGAACATCAGGTCTTCCATGCCGGTGTAGAACGACGTGAGCAAGTCGTTTTCCAACGACTCGATGTAGTCGTAAATCTGCCGGCCGCCGGTGCGGAAGATTTCTTCGTCGATGTCGTAGTGGTAGTTGTTGGTCGTCAGGCCCCACTTCAATTCGCCTTCGTCCAACACGTTCACACGAGTCGAAGCATCCCGGTGATACAGACCGACAACCTGGAAGTTGTCGTTCGTATTTACCTTGACCTTCCACTTGCACTGCGACGTACTCATCGTGTCTTTTTTCAGGTTTCCGCTGAAAAGACGCGATGCGTACTTGTACTCTTGCAATGGCAGGGAGATGTCCTGCGCAGCCAGCCGTTCTTCGCCAGCAAACTTCTGGTGAATCCCAGCAACGAAATCATCAATCTGTTCAATTCCAAGCGCCATGGGGCCGCTCCTTTATTCAGTTCCGGTCGAGTTCCCGGTAGAGTCGGTCGAATTCGTCCCTCGGGTCTTCCCTCGGGTCTTGCGGTCGAGTCGCCCCGCCGCCTTGCCGGCCGTTGCTCTGCTTGGAAATCTTCCGTGTTCGTTGTTTCAGTTCTTTCTTGCTGATTTCGGCCGCGAATAGCGATCTCGCAACGCGATCGATCACAGCCTCGTTGAGTTCAACTGGACGACCGAGAATCTCTCGCCCACGCAGGTAGGTTTCTACCTCCACGAACAGGTCTTCGCGGCGCTGCTTCTCCTGGGTAGTCTCCTTGTCGGTCTTACCGAAAAGGTCGGAGTGCCCGAGAGAATCCACCAGAGTGTCGAAGTGCCGTTCCTTGGCAACGGCGTCCGCTTCAGCGAACCGTGCTTCGATCGCAGCCAAGCGAGAGTCGTAGTGATCGCGAAGCCCTGATATTGCTGTCGTCAGGTCTTTCGCAGTCGCTTCGTCCCATATCACGTCGGTGTTCAGCTTGAACTCGTACTGACCGTCGCGTTTTGCTGGCGGTTCAGTAATTTCGGGCTCATCCGTCTTCGCAAACTGGCCCTTCTCGTTGCGAGTCTGGCCTTTGTCGCCTTCGGCCAACGCCTTGCGGCCGGCTTCCAGTGCGCTCTTGTCGAAGAGCCTCAGTGCCCGTTCCAATTCCTCGCGGCTGGAGAACTCGGCAAGATCCGATTCCCCGATGCCAAACGCGGTTGCCTCGGCTTTCAAGGAATCGTCCAGCCAGGATAGTTCCTCGGTTCCGGTATCTTCGCCTTGGTCCTCGACCTCAGCGGAAGTCTCGCCCTCGTGGGCGGTATCGTCGCTGTCGGAATTTGTCTCGACAGGTGTTTTGTCTTGTGCGGGTCTGCCGGCGGTTTCGGAAGCGATCTGTGCGTCGGACTTCTTCCCATGTTCGCCAGCGCGATCCGCTTCCGCTTCCTTCACCACTTGATCGGCGTAGGCAGCGATCTCTTCTTTGCTGTTGAGTTCGCTCAGTTCTACCGTTGCCATGAATCGTTCTCCTGTCACTCTTGTTTCGCGCCAAACCGATCATCTGGAGTGTATGTGTCTGAATACCCTCCGTCCAAGTTGACTTTGTTTCCGCGATACCTTTGCCAGCCGATCGCACCCTGTTCACCATTGCAGGTGTACTCGACTGCACCATCGTTGCGAATATTTACGCCGGTCAACTCGCCTTTGTGTTGCAACTCCCTAAGCTTCGCCCGCTCCACGGGGACTTGATGTGGAAGCACACCCATTGACTCTGACACCCGCGGCTTCGCAGAGGAACAGGTTGCGGGGATGGCCGGAATGCCAACGCCTCCGACCGGCCCACTTCGATGGAATTCCGATGGCGTCACCCACTTGCCATTCAGCTTTAGTCTGTGTTTTTTCAAGTCACCACGCCTCCTGGAATCCAACTTGATTCCAGAACAACCTCAACGTCGTTCTGTTGTTCGACGAGCTTGATTGCCTGTTCAAGGCTTTCAGCTTCAACCTCACGCCATTCGAGTGTTCGATCTACATCTGCCAGCCGTGCCAGGACGTATGCTTTGCGGATAGCGCTCATGCCTGCCTCCTATTTTTTTTCATCATGCTGGCCGTCTCCCCATCATGGCCTGTTGCTGGCCATTGACTTGTGGCTTACCACCCATCAATGACTGGATCAGAACATTTGATCTAGCTTGGGGCGTTCCGCCCGTTCCGACATTGCGCCGCACTGTTTCTCGGGAAGTCACCGGCGATTGCCGGATCGTGTTCTGATCCCCGCCCAGCATCTCGGCGGGATTGGCGAACGTTATAAACCGATTGAACTCGGGCCTATTCTTGAGCCGGGCAATTTCGTCTACGATCGCCTCGGCATCGAGCGCAGCTCCGGAAGCCTGGAACATCGGCCAGAGAGGTGCGATCTGTTGCAAGACCTGGAACAGTTCCTGCAACTTCTGCTCGGGAGTCTTGAAGACCATCGAGTACGGCTCGACGCGAAACTCGTAGTCATCGAATTCTCCGACGCGGTTGTCTGGAGTCCAATTCGATCCGAATTGCCTGCCGTTGTTGCCGACAGGAATCGACGCCTGAATCTCGAGCGTCTGGTCTTCCCACATCAGGTGTCCGAGATCCAGGATGCAGTCAGAGGCGAAAGAAACCATGGACATTCGCATGTCTGCAACATTCCGCGACAGTTCGCCGTAGATCATCTGTTCCTGGGTTGCCGTTGCTGCCTGTGCCCCAAGTCCTCCCATCGCCTGGAGGTTTCCAGCGAAACGGTCGTATTCGTCCATAATGAACGTTGCCAGCGCCATGTCCCGCTGATCGACTCCACCCGTCTCGAATTGCTTGATCGAATCAGGGCTCTTGCCTCGATACCATCCGTTCCGCACAGCCTTGCGCAGATTTTCGGCGTCGTCTTCCATGCCTGGGGGATAGACGTTCACGATCCGGTGCGAGTCAGAATCCGCTTCCATACGAACGTGAAGCCGGTTCTGCTGAAGGTGCATTCCGAACAGGTTGATTGCCGGGGCGGCTGGAATGATGCGATCTGGCACATCGCCCAACGAGAGGAACTTGTAGGGGCCAGCCTGAGAGCCTATCCACTCGCGTTCAATCGCCGGCTCCAAGTCATCCTGGTCGCACGCCATAGTGGCAATCGACTTGTTCTCTGCGATCCATACGTCTTGCAGCCAGACCATCTCCTTCAGGTCGTCGTCTTCGGCCGGATCCGTTCCGATGTCTCGCGTGGAGCCCGTGCTATCAAACGATTCCCGACTGGTCGGTGTGAGCTTGTCCTTGAACTCCTTGGAATAGCCAGGCTCGGCCATCACCTTTTCGTAGTCTGCCCGATAGCGATGCCCGCAGAACCGCATCTTGTTGCGTTCCTTGGAAGGCATGTCCACAATCAGGTCGTCCAACGAAACACGGTTCAGCCACGGTTCGCCTGGATCCAGCCACACATCCTCCTCGGATTCCAGCAGCCCGTGGAATCGGGTATCGGTGTCGCGCATCATCACGACGCCGCACCCAATGCAGAAAAAGGCATCCAGAAGAATGGCGCGGAACGTCTGGTCCAGCGCCATGTCGGAGATCAGCTTGTTCAGTCCTACCTCGAACCGGCGTGCAAATGGCAGGTTGTCCATTTGCGGGGTAGAGACGAGGACTTGCGGATTGTTCGAGGCCAGAGCGACCGTGAAGATACGGGCAGTCTGGTTCATCAGATTGACCAGAATCTTCCCGTCGTCTTGCGGCGTCGTGGTGTTGTACCACGATCCGCAATAGTGCTCGACCATCAGCTTCCGAACGCGACGATGAGGCTCGAGAGCGTCACGAGACGATTTGATGGCCTTGAAGAGTTTCGCCCGCTTTTCCGGATCGGAAAGATCGAACATCGCAATGCCAAAAAAGAAGGGGGCGTGGCTCTTCGCCGCGCCCCCTACAGGCTGCGATGATATAGGGCATCTCGACGGTAGCTACTCCGTCTATGCCTTTCAGCGGCTGGCTAAGAAGCCGGCCCCCTCGTTTTGTCGTGCATCGGGTTCTATCTCCGAATCGTGTACAGCAGTTTGATTATATCACGTACGGCTTCTTCAATCACTGAATCCGCTGGAATCACTTGGTTTTTGGCACCGTCGCAGTGTTCGCTGACCAGCACGCGTACACATTGGCAATGTTTGACGCTGCCTGAGTGTACATCAACGCTTGGTCGGCTGTATTCTCCGGCCTAACGGCACGTTCCAGCATGACAACAATAGCGTTTTGGCATGTAATTTCCATCGGGCTCTATCTCCGAATCAGTTAGTTTATGTCTTTTTGGCGAACTCCTTCGCGCCCTCTTGCTGAATCCTCGCGTGCATCAGATTCAGAACCGCTTGGGTGGCCTTCATCATGTCCACCGGGGACAGGTTGGGCCGAACCCGGTCCAACACCACCGAAAGCTCCTCGTCCAATTCCGTCGTCTGCAAGGCCATATCCAACGCCTTCGCCTGCGCCAGATTCAGAACCGCTTGGGTCGCCTTGGGGCTATCGTCTGGGGTCAGGTTGGAATTGATCTTGCCTCTTGTTGCCTTGGACGCCTTGTCCCACTTCTGACCGATCGTTTCCGTCATGTGAATCTCCATCAGGTTCTAGCTCTGAAGCTGCATAAGGCCACAAGGACTCCTTGCATATCCATCGCTTATTCTATCACGTATTCTGAATTGCACAACACAATACTTCGTTGTCACCAAATCACGTCCCGAATTCCAAACCTGGGACTGCCGATTTTGGCTTGTCGACGTTCCTGATCCTCACGCCACTTGAAGCTCCCGTACTCGGGAATTGACCCATCCTCTTCGCCAGTATCGACTCGATCCCCGGCATTGTCCGTCATGTAGACGAGCCAGCTTCCACCAGAAGCGACCGCCCGATCGGCGTGGTTTTTGTCCGTTGCTCCCTTATTCTTTGTGGGCGCGTGGATAATCTTGTCGCCTTCCCACTCGTATTCTCCGCACTCGATGATCATGTCTTCCGACCGCGGAATGTACTTTCCCATCTCCATTGCCAGGGCCAGTTGCTCGAACATGTCCGCCTTGTCTGCATCCCGGCACGGCCAGCCAGGCTTGCGGCTTTTCTTCTGGGAACCAAGTTGCGTTACGTCGCGGAAGAACACGTTGCCATAGTAGATGACTTCCATTATCTCCTTTGCAAACCCTCCAGATACGCCAGAATCCTCCCACCCTAACAGGGCATTTCTCAGCCACATGCACAGTCCGACCACGCGACGGGCGAACGGGCGCGGCTCAAGCCCCTTGATCGCGTATTCCAGCACCTGTTCTCCTGTCCGATCGTCCAGCGCCGACATGGTGGAATTCGTCGCGTACTGCGAAACGCCACCGGAGGCGATGTCACAGCCGGCAGTGAACGGGCCGAGAGGTGGTGAGTCGTCGATGCCCGGCTTGAACCAGAGCTTCAGCGGGCCATCGTCTCGCGGAATCAGCCCTGTCAGCTTCAGCGTTTCCGAGTCGAATACCGGCTGGCCCTGCCAGACAGGCGGCTTGCAGTGCTTCTGTTTCATGCGATCCAGAAGATCGACAAGAAAGACCTTGCCCACGGCGCCTTTCGGATTCCGATCAAGTTGTGACGCGATCAGCCTGGGCGTGGCAGTGGGACGCAGGCACCGCATGTCGTACCACGGACTGCGAACCACTCCCTCGAACTTGAACCCCTTTCTCTCCAGTCTCGCACGAAGATCAGGGTTTTCGGCATGGTACTTGTCGACTGCCTCTTGTTCCTCTGGTTTTTTGGAGACAGGCTTCCCGTCAACTACGATGTAGGAGTTCTTCCCGTGGGCTGGATGATCTTTCCAGTCAAGGACCAGATAGACGCCGTTCTTGCGTGTGTCAGGGTTCTCGCACGCTTCGTTAAAAACTCCTGAGTCGGCGTACCTTGCACTCACCATCCGAATGCAGTTCGTGACATCGTGTAGACTCTCCATCACCGACTCATCTTTTCCGCCGGCAATGAATTCCTTCGCTCCAAACTCGTCACATGTGAAGACCGTCGACCGTCCGCCGGCAGCTACGTCTTGCCCGGCAGCATATCCACGCAACAACGCACCGTTCTCATTATTAACGAACGTATGCTGCGCCAGGTTCCTTTCATAGTCTGGCTGCATCCATGTCGGCAGCATCTGTATGGCCCATGCAATCTTCCACAAAACGGTGTTCGAGTCCGTCTTGCTGTCGACCAGAGCCTCGTTTCTGGTCACGTATCCCGCAGAGAACATGCTGTCACGCAGCCACCGTCGAAGATCGATCCACAGATAGCCGAATGTTCCGCCCTGCGCACGGGCTTTGTCGAGAATCACATCGATCGACCGTTCTTCACGCTCGGCCCGATCAATGGCATCGTCCATCGCCAGGAACACCGATTCCTGGTGTGGGTGTGGAATGAACGGGGTAATCTTGACTCTGGCTCGCGGATCGTATCCCCAACAGGTGAACGCCATGAAGAATAACAAATCATCCATGCAGGCCTGCCAGAGGGCGTCTTGGAACCGTTTGTCAACCAGCGCACGCTCCCGGCATCGGATCCGCCACTTCACGTTCTCGATTGGATTTCGTGGTACGAGCCAGCGACCGTCAGGGGTTTTCTGATGGTAGTACAGTGTCATCTAACGCCTCAGTGGAACGCGCAAAAAAGAAACCTCACACGTTGGAATTACGATCTACCAACGTGGAGGTTTTATCGCTCCACCGAGAACATTGATTAGGTGTTGCTGCTATTTCTCAGCCATCACTCGATCTTCTTCAACGTCAAAATTGCCTTACAGATTGCTAGAGAGAGAGTGGTGGCTGAGGTGTGCGTAATCCCGTACGGCGTCCCGTCATTGAGGATGTGCCGTGCAAAACTACAATACCACTCGTCCGATCGTCTGAAGATGTGTGCATCGCGAGCGTCAAACAGCCCCACCTTCTCTGCCGCAGCAAACGCTGCGTTCAGGTCGTGGGAGTAGTTCGGAATGATGCAGTCGGGAAGTCGTCTATCGCTGGCTGATACTCTCACTATGCCGCCAGGTATCGTGCCACAAAACAGATCACCAAATCCAACCACGCGATTTTCATCTTCCGGTCGAACCCAACCGTAGCAGCCAATCGCCTCAGCTACCGCTCGGTCAAGTTCCGGACCCGGCTTGATCTCAACCATCGAACTCCTCCCACTGATCCTCGATTTCATTCTTCGCTGCTTGGCACGCATCCAGCAATCGCGACCGAATCGGACCTTCGCCGAAGTCCAACACATGCACCAGATTCAAGGCAATCTCGCACACATCGATCGCGTGTGCTAAATCCACAGGTACGCCCTGTGCTAGACGTTTGGCGATAGATTCCGCTGCCTGTTTCATAAATCTGTCAGCGTCTTCGTCCGAAATCTCAACCATCGGATTCACCATTCATAGGTACGATTCCGCTTCGGGAATGAACTCTTCAATCTCGCGGGCCAAGTACGCGTCTACTGGGCAAAAGTCTCCCTCGGTCTCGCAGGCGTTCTTCGCCTGCTCAAGCAGTTCAACGGCCCTTCGCAGTAATTGCGTTAACTTAGCCTTGCTCATCGAACTCCTCCCCAAAAGCTCGCCTGATCTCATCGCGCCACAACGCGTCCTGTTGTTCACGCGCATGGATCCGCCTGCACTCGTCGCTAATGTCTTCGCACGGCAAGTCCATCCATCCAGCCAGGATTCTTGCAGCTTCGAGTAGCCCATTGGCCGTCCGCGGAAATGAAGTTTCAGCCCAGCCATTTTGAACGATTTCGCGTACGGATATTCCGCTGTCTGATACCGTGATGGAACCTTTGTTCATCTCACCTCGCACTCCCACGATGCTGGAGGAGGATAATGGTTCGGATGCTCCTCGTCATACCCTTCCGGTTCATGCTTGAATTCGTCGGGAACCAACACCAAGCGTTCAAGCGACTCGCGAACAACGGCAAGTTGTTCAGCGGTGTAACAAATCTCATCACCATCGCGATTCCAGTCTCGCACCCATTCGTCGAAGTAGATGAGACAGGACTGGGCCTCATCCCAGTTTTCATCTGCCCATACCACATGCCCCGGGCCGTAGTCCATCGCCGATTCGCCAGCCCGTTGCACGCAGTCGTCGTAAATGACCCGAATTGGCTTTGGCCAACCCCAATAGCACCAGTAGCACATCATCACACCCTCCTGTAGTGCAGAGTTCATCTTCGCTCTTTCCAGATAGCCGTAGCTTCGATCACACCAGTAACGCCTGACTTGTCGTGCCACTTCGGCTTCAGTTGTCGGCATTCCACGTTGCACTCAGAAATCCTCTCTCGCGGAGTCTTTCTGACCACTCGACACCACAGGATAAACGTAATATCCTGCTTAAATCTTTTAACGTAGTCCATCCAGCCACGTATCTCTGTCGTTGGTGGGTATATTGTGAACAGCATCGTCGTTCGGCGTGTCATGTCTGTTTTGCTTCCAATGCTCTCAGAAATCTCTGTCCGCCTTTCGTCATCATAAGCGAATGAGAATCGATCTTGATCAATCCGCAGACGTTGTTATCCAAATAGGCGGCGTCAAGCACAGCACAGAGCATTGAGTAATAATCCCCCAATTGTGTGTTCAGGTCGGCGACGGCCCTAATGTGGAATTGTTCGCCCATTTCCATGGCCTGTACTTTTCGTTCCGCGTATTCTTGAGCATCAGCCATTGCGTGGGCTTCTTTTGCAGTGAGTCTCATGTCAGCCTCTTTCCTTCTTTTTTTCCCTTGGTGTCATTTCCTCCTCAAAGCCTCCCCAACCCCCATAACCTTCAGCCGTGCTCTCAGCGTCGACTCCTTGATTCCCGCCGACGCGGCCCACTCCTTCAGCGTCTTCCGCTCGCCGCGGAATTCCAGCCCACATCGGCCACAGGAATTAGTATGACCACTGCGAAGATGATCGAGCCGGGCAGTCACCTCGTTGCCGCACGAACAGACGCAGAGGAATCGCCGCTTGCCCGAGGACTTCTCAGCCTCGCGAACAACCGTCAGATCGCCATACTCGTCGCCTGGACTGACTTCCACTTGTCTCATTTCCCCGGCCAGATGTAGATGGGGCTTTTGGAATACGGGCTGCCCGCACCATAAGGGTTTCTGATACTGTCACGCGAGTACGGACTGCCATATCTGCCGTACGGATTGGAGATCGAGTCGCGATTGTAGGGGTTCGTGCTGAACCGGCCGCGATACTTGCCGCCCTCGTAAAGTCTCGGGGCCTCGGTCGCATAGGGATTCCGCCAGGACTGGTTGCTGTAAGGGCTCCCGTACCGGCTGTACGGGTTCATCAGGCCGTCCGATCGGTAGGGGCTTCCGGCGCCATAGGGGTTCGAGAGCGAATTGCTGTCGTATGGATTCTCTCGCAAGGCTCCCAGCGGCTTGCTCTCGGAAGACTTCCGGCCGGTTCCGATTCCCGCCAGAGAAAGTGACGCAACCAGCAGAACCAACACGCCAGCCAGCAGAACACTCTTCGGTTTCATGGTCATGCTCCAACTTTGCAATAGAGGTCAACAGTAGACAGGCAATGCGGACAACGAATCGGCCCACGCGGACCATCCTCATCCAACACAATCAGTTCCCCGCAGGGAATGTATCTGTGGCATGTAAAACAGTACCGATCAGGGAAAAGATCTGAGAGATCCCCAAATATCCGATCCCAACCGTCACGGTACGACTGGCTCAATGAACGATTCCTGTCACCCTTGCCGTTCATTTCTCCCTTTCCTCTCGTCGCCTCTGCACCCGTTCACCACGTATCAGTATATCAACATGGACCCACAAACGCAAACCAATTCCACCGGCCGGCACAGACGTTCATTCACGGGAGTCCCAGGAACACAGCCACCGTGCCGGGGGAATTTCCGTCCAAGTTGGCTGGACGCTACTTGACTATTTCTGGCACCCTATTAGAATGACAGTGCAGCCAATTGGGGACGTTTTCCAGCCAGGGAGAAAAGCCATGTCCACCGCAGTCTATGTCAGGGTCTCGACAGTCGGCCAGAATGAGGCAGGACAAAGAATGGAGATCGACCGCTGGCTGGACGGAAACGGCTTCGACCACAGCAAAGTCCTCTACTACGTCGACAAAGAATCCGGCGACACTCTGAATCGACCCGCATTCGAGAAGTTGCAAGCCGACATCTTCAACGGACTCATCCACGCCGTCGTCGTCTACAAACTCGATCGACTCTCGCGTAAACTCCGAGACGGACTAAACGTCCTCTGCGAATGGTGCGACCGAAAACTGCGAGTCGTCTCAGTTTCCCAGCAGATCGATTTCAACGGAACCGTGGGAAAGATGATCGCCGCCGTCCTCCTGGGGATCGGTGAAATGGAACAGGAAACCCGCCGAGAACGACAGGCCGCAGGTATCGCCGCCGCTAAAGAACGCGGCATCTACACCGGTCGACCACGAGGCGCCACAAAAGCCGGAATCGATACCCGCCGAGCTTCCCAACTCCGCGAACAAGGTCTAACACACGCCGAAATCGCCCAGGCCCTCGGCGTTTCCGTAAGTTCCGTCAGACGATACCTCAAAGCTATGAAAATAGGAGACTCCAAATGATTCGGCTTTTGAAATGGTTGTGGTATCACCTGTCAGGAAAAGCCTTTGATGAAATGATGATGAAGGAGCTCTTCGGCCTCACTCAGGAATACACCGCCACCGTTAATGCCCTGCTTCCAACCTGTAAGTACGTCGTCGGAATCCGCAAAAACAAAACCGGAGAAGTGCGGTTCTGCCCACAGTTCATGGAATGGTCCGACTCAAGCCTGGCCCGGTGGAATTCCGACAACTTGAGCAGCGAACGCAAACGCCATCGCATGTTCCACGGGCAAGCAGGGAAATTCCACAAGCATGATGTGACGTGCGGAGATTACTCCATCGTCGGAATCTGGTTCCACGACGGAAGGATTATCCGAAACCTGGAACACGTCAACGACGACCGCTGATGGGGAATCTTGACCGGAGTTCTGAAGGCAGAGAAGTGCGTCTGGAACGATTCTATCCAGAACTACGTCCCAACAGGGGAGATAGTCGAGGTGTTTGACCGAGTTTCCGTCGGCAATGGAATCATGATGATGGCTCGTGAAAACGGCCGCTATGTGCTGCTTGATAAGGACTGCCAGCCCTGATTCGCGGTCGCGAACCAGTGGGGTGATCCTGGCAAAGTCTCTGCGTTTCACGGCTTTCTCCTTTTCTCGGCCGATGCCAGCCCGGCTATGACCATCTCCAACGCCTCGTCGAGGCTGCTAACTCGGCTGGAGATCGGAAATCTGTAGATCCTCTCCCACTGACAAACAAGACTCACCGGCGACAGCCACTTCTCGTGTACCACGTACAGACAACCAGGTGTCACGTTGCGATACACGAACGGTTGATCGCCATTTCTGAAATTGAAACTCGGGTGACTTCGGAGTTCCCCGAGAAGCCACAGCAGAGCCTTCACCTCGTCGCCGCCGAAATACTCAATAAACGGCCGACGCGTTGATAC